TACCCCCTCTCATTACTAGGCTTCGTAGCCCATCATTTCGATGAAGAGTTTGCCCGCAGTATAGTCGGCATCCGTGGCCGCACCTGTTGTTAGGTAAAGGAACTCATCCGCAGCCGGAACTCCAGTAAAGTACACTTTGCTGCCAGTCGTTGCATCACCCGCATTAACCAAAAGTGTTTCTGTCAAATCACCGATTGCTCCATCCTCAACACCCGTGCCCTCTGTAGCAGAGTGAACATTGATGTCCGGGTCGCCGCCAGCAGGAGCCTCAAAACACTCCATGCTGCCTGTCAAAATGGTGCCGTTTTTAGCCGCCGTAATTTGACCAATATGACAAACAAGTGCTGTACCGTTAACACCAATGATGTCGCCAGAACCGGTTGAGCGCAGACCTGTAAGATCAATAAGAATCCGTGTGGTGATGATGCCGCCAACGCGCTGCACAGAACTACGGTAAATAGTTCCAGAACCGGTTGTAATACCCGTACCGGCCTCTACTGCCATAGTGTTCGCATCAAAAGAAGATACACCAGTTGAACTGATGCTCGAAAGAGTAGTGAAAGCGCCGGTAGAAGAATTTTTGCTGACAGAGGTGAAACCACCTTGTGAGCGAACCGCACCGGTAAAAGTTGTCGTAGCCATGTACATCTCCTGTCGTGGCTAGTGTCAGTCACCCAATGCGACTGTCAGGAATTAAAAAACTATACAACAAAAAAGGGCGACTGTGAAGCCGCCCTTTTCTCAACCTTCAGGAGAAGGTGTTTTATGCCGCACCCGGTGTGCCAAACACACAACGCCAATCGGAGACGCCGAAGCTGTACCGCTCACGGGCCTTAAACCGCATGTTGCCGGTGTCAAAGTCACCTTCCATAGCAGTCTTGATTGGGGAACGGTTGAAGTGCTTGAAGCCGTTAGGGGCATCAGTCTTGATAAAGAACGCATCCGTATCGGTCAGGAAATGGTTGACGACTGCGCCTTCAGGCAGCATCCCCATGTTCTTGATCGCGTTTGCGTCATTATCTGCCGTAGCCGAACGCAGGTTTGAGTTGATTACCCGCTCTGCAATGAATTGCAGTTCTTTCGGAATAATCAGCTTCATGCCGCGTACAGCAATCTTCAGACCACGCTCATCCGTCAAACCAGCAATATCAATCAACATCTGCTCAAGCGAAGTTTCGTTCAAGTCAGCAGCGGTTGACAGCAGGTTACGCTGATTGCCAGACAATGATGGGTGAGAAGAAGAGCAAAGTGCTGCACCATCACCGATTGCAGAAGAGCCTGTGCTGAACGCATTGTTCAGAATAGACGCCGCTTTAATCTGCTTGGTCTGGGCCATAGAGCGGGCCAGAGCCTTGGTGTAACGTGATGCAAGACGGTCGTAAAGATTATCCTCAATGGCTTCTTCTGTAATCGAAAACGCCAAAGCAATAGTCTCATGTGTGTACCGTGCTGTGAAGGTCTCTTGTGCATCATCAAAGGAGATAGCTGCGCCTTCTTCCTTAGTCGGTGCCGTTGAGAAACCCCCGAGCATAACTTCTTCTTCAAAAGAACGGTCTGAAGACTCTTCATCGAAGATCTCCGCGTGTTCGTTCTCGTAACGGTCGTACTCTAGTCCGAACAGTGCATTTAGACCGGGTTCTAGCTCTTTAGCTAGTTGTGCTCTTGAAATAGCCATGTTCTAGCCTCCTATATACCGGTTGTCGCGTAGGTGCCAACCGCAACGGTTGTACCTGTGTTGAAATGACCGTTCAAACGAACGACGTACTGATGTCCCGCAGCGGAGTAATCCGTATTACCTTCGTCCTCATAGAGGCCGACAATACGAACGTCCAAAGTGTTGGTAGTAGCCGCTGTGCTGATATCAAGCATGTCGCTTGATTTACCAGTGTTGGTGCTACCGTTGTTAACACTTGCCATGTCACAGTTAACGAAAACATCTGCCAACGCGGTTGCCCGGTCGGTATTTGTTCCATCAGCTACAACAGAGAACAACTGCATTGGATCGTCATACACATAAGCTTTGACAGGATGATTCGTGTCTACGCTCACGGCATTTGATCCGGGCCAATAATTAAGGTGTGTCGTCTTACCGGTAACGGAGTCTACATACTCAACACCACCTAGAACGCCTAGAGGAGCAATCGCCTGATCGGAAATGATGATTGTTCCAGTGGAAGCGGGACATACGATGCCCCCGTTGTAGATAGCAGTAGTGTAGTTGTTGGCAATCTCATACATCGTCGTTGCGTTGTTGTTGACATTACCACCCACTTTACCAATAGGACGAAGGCCATAACCACCTGATAGTGTGTTCGCCATTAGGCTCTCCTATTAAAAAAATGGTGCCCTTATCTTTGTGGGCCACCAAAGGTTACACGAGATTGACGATCTGCTTTAGAAATCGTCATAGTCGAATGTGCATTCTCACGCATCATATCAGAGTCTACCGCTTGCATCTGATCAGAGTTCCTGCTTTGGAAATACTCCGTTCTTTCCGCAACCGTTTCATCTGGTATACGAGCGAGAATAAGTCCACCTACTCCAAACACACCTTCGTATTTACCTGAATCAATTACCGGGGCCTCAAAGTCTGGGTACTCGTCCCTACGAACAAGCTCATAACCTTCGCGCAATTTTGCGCTGATGTTTTTAGTATCATCAAAACCACGGGTCTCAGCCCGGATCCAACGATGCTTAAAACCATCCGGTGCAGGCGGTGCATCCAACATAGACGGGGGAGCCCACGGCTTACGCTGCGCCGTCTTCTCCCTAGTTTGGTTTGCGCGGGAAGTACGTTTTACAGTACCTTCAAACATTTCATTCTGTTCTTCAGCCATCTAACTTACTCCTTCACGTATTTCGCGTACTCTTCAAGCGGCACACCCAATTTCTTTGCTATCGCAACTTGGCTAGGGGTGAGTCTAACCTTTTTCCCACTACTGCGCCCAGATGATGTGCGGGATACGGAAGCGACTGTCTGAGCGGGCCGTCTGCTTCCACCGTTTTTAAGCTTATGAGGAAACTCTTCCTGCATACGCTTGTCAAGTTCACTATAGTAGTCTTCCGACTGAGGGTCAAACCCTTCATTCTCCACCAACTTCTTGTGCACACCAAACGCGGCATAAGTCATGGCTTCGTCTGATCCAAACCATTCGTTTCTTGAAGCCCAGTCTTCGGCTTTTGGGTCCGGACGGCGCGGCTGTTGCTGCGGCATGGGCTGTTGAACTTGAGCTTGGTGTTGAGCTTGAACTTGCTGAGCGTAACGCTCTTGCTGGATCTTAGCTTGCTGGGCACGATCATTCTCAATAGCTAACGATGTCATCTTGCGCTGCGCTTCTACAACGCCGTTTGTGTCTCCAACCTCAATGGCCCTTGCTAGCTCTTGCTCCGCTGTCCCCATCTGAGTGGTAACCCGGTTGGTATATTCATTGACATAATTAGTGTCGAGAGTGTTCATACGCTCCTTGAGTTGATCAGCCTCAGTCTTCACATTTTGAGCATATCGAAGAGCTTCCTCCTCCCGGCGTTCTGCCTCACGCATCTTTTTGGTCAAGCGGTCAATACGCTTCTGCGTATTACTTTCCGCCTTCTCAAACTGATCGTCTCCAGCCTCAACCGCGTTGCTCTCCGCGGGCTGTTCGGCAAGATCCACTTCGGTTTCTTGCGCGTCGTCCAAGTCTAATTCAATCTGTTCTTTTTCTGCTTCAGCCATTGCTTGCTCCTAGAAATGAAGAATGTCTTCTGGTTCCAAAATCTTTGCCAAAACCTCATCGTCATTGAGAATCCTGACTTCCCCGCCGTCTATCTTGAAGCGAGAGCCTGAGTAACGCGCAAACATCACCCAATCACCCTCCGCGCACCAAGGGCCCGTAGGAAACTTTTCACTGTCCAAAAAGGCTAGGTCGCCTACTTTGAGGACATATCCGACTTGTGTTGAAACCGTTTGTTCTTGAACAATCGCGTCCGGAAGGTAAATGCCACCATCCGTTTTGCCTTTTCCACGATATGGAAGAACAAGAATACGCCACCCCGTGGGTGTCGGCATTCTTTCTAGGAGGGAACCCCCAATAGCTTCGGGGTCTAGTACCCTATCTGTAGGCTCTTTGTAAGCCTCTGCGAGGTTAGCGACTCCCTCTGATACGGCACTTAAATCAACGCTTTCAGTCATTACTGCGCTCCTGTTTATCTAGCAGGCTCTTGAGTTCCTGTTCCACGTGATCTAGGGATTTTAAATTACCCATGAGCTCACGATATTGCTCTATGCTGCTGACATTGTCATAAATCAACAAGTCTTGAACAGCTTGCCGCCGTTCTTTTATTATGCGGAAAACAGCTTCCGCAAAGTAAACCTCATCCAATCTGATATCTCCGCATTAAGTCTTAGGTGTTCTTATAGCACACCTCGGAAATATCACAAGCTATTCAGCTTCGGACAAAGCTCTCATACGCGCCACTAAACGCTTAGCGCGATTGGTAACCTGATCGTACCAACGGCTGTCTACCATTTCATCGGCGGCACGGTTCCAGTCTTTTGCGTAAATACCTGCTTTCATTCCAACAAATTTTGAAAGACGAGGTCTTCCCATGTTAAACATCATATTTGCTAATATGTGCTGGCACTCCTCGGGGTAATCATCAAACCCATCAAACAAAATTTTGCAGTCTTCAATGGTCACTGCAATGTCTAAGCTGAATACCTGACGTACACGCTCTTCATCTACGGGCGTACCAACGGGCTGACCGTACTCCGGATCCCCTTCTACCACGAGATGTCCAATCCCGTATGTAGGTAGGCCGAGGTGATCTAGGTAAATTTCAAATTTACAGCCTTCGTCCTCGGCTATCTCTTCGCGTAACTTGTCTTTATTCATAACTACTTCTTTCCAAAGAACTTTGTTGCTGATCTAACACCAAAGCTCGCTGCTACAATGACGCCCAACGTATATTGATACCAGTCCGGCATTACCTCTAAAGCTGCAAATCCTTCTGCAACAATGGTTCTGCCCCACTCTCCAGCAAATGCTAAAATTAAGGGGATCGAAAACAAAATTGTTAACCACTCGTCCTTCCAAGACGATTGGCTACCCTTTGCCATTAGCTTTTCCCAGTCCGCCGTTGACGTAGCCGCAGAAACCATGACCTTCGCTTCAGCCTCTGCTTTGGCCTTGGCAACAGCCGATTTACCGCGCTGCTCTTCTGTCTTTGAGTCCATCCACGAGCCCAGTAGGCCAGAGACTGGTCCTATGAGTGCCTGCAACATGTTAGTACACCTTTATTGTTTCAGGATCTACTTGACGCGGGACACAGTATGCCGTCACTCGGTCCTTTGGGTCAATATATTGCGAATACCCGTAGTTTCCATACCTTTTAGAAACCTGCCCCGCAAAATAATTGCACTCTGTAATAGAATAAAAATACATATTGCCGGACTCTAGCTTGCGAAAATCTCCTGTGCCGAGATAAACCAGCAAGAGAAACGCATCAATCACTTCCGGGCCATCCAAGCTGTGGTGCCCATATACGCTCCGACTATTCCCGCGCCCGAAATATAGAATAAGCTGCTGATTTCACTCAGAGCTTCAATGCGTTCTACCGAAATCCAAGGCGTAAACATAGCGGCGGTGAAAACCCCCATGCCAATTAAAGTAAACCGCGCCATCCGCAGTTGAGCCAGACTTTTCCGCAAATCACGCTCGGTCTCTCGTATTTCCTTGGCGTGTTCTAGTTCCTCGTCAGTTATCTCTCCGTCCCCGTCGAGGTCATATTTGGCGTATTCGGTGTCTTCTTGGAACTTCTTGCTCATTTCTGACTCTCCCGGACAGCTTTAAGCGTCTCCTGTACGGTCATTTCTTTCTTGGCATTTGGGTCGTACTTGCACTGGTACTCGTTTGGAATAAACTCAAGATATTCAAAGATCTGAGACTCAATCGTGTTGTTTTGTCCTCGAAAAACGCAAACCATTTGGCGATTATCCAGCTTCTCGCACTTCACCTTACGGCAGATGGTCATTTGATCCGCCGCGTTTGCTGTCTTACCCTTTAAGAACATTACGAAGAACGTAAGAGCAGCCGCGCCTAAACCAATCATTACGATCCAAGCTACAATCTCGACGAACTTGCGACGACGCTCTCTTTGCTTGTACAAGGTTTCTTGGCGTCTTTTTCGTATCTGGCCTTCCATACGGACCAACTCTTCCCACTTTGACTTACCCATAGTCAGGCTAATCCACTGCTGGAGCTCGTACCGCTGCTGCTGCGCCTTCTGTTTATTCGCAAATGTCGTTATGGCCTCTTGCTCAACGCTTTGACCACCAAACAACTTTTTAAATATTGGGGGATTCTTGGCCTCTTTCTCCATTTGATCTAGATCAGAGAGCGCACCCATCCACCGAGACAAGTCTGAAGCCATCGACTCAATGTCTCGTCCTATCGCAAAACCTTTTTTAAGTGCCCCAAACGCTGCCGAAGCAGTCGCCATAGCTGATATTGGATCCATGTATTTTCCCGTAGTCTAAAGTAATCAATTCCCTCTGGTTTTTAACAACTCCCGCTCCCTTGCGGCATCAATACGCGCTGCGGTCTGCCGCTCTTGGCTAGCCAACCGCTGCTGGAACTGCTCTGCCCGTGTCTGCTGGTTCTGCGCGTCAAGCTGCAACTTGGCCTGATCCACCTGTGCATCGGCCTGCTCGGACTGTGCTCGTATCTGGAGCTCCTGTTCCTTGAGCTTGACTAACGGGTCGGGTCCCTGACCAGATACCTGTTGAGACATCTGTTTGACCATCTGCATGCCTTCAGCAATGAACTGCGCCGTTAGGCCCTCTATCTGCAACATCTCTTCTTCTGTCGCCGCCTCACCGCCAGACGCCTGCCTAGACTGAATAAACTGCACCGCCGCCCGCTCCCGGGCTGCAATCTTCACGTGCTCCATGATGTGCTTCTGAAGCGCCATAGCAATCGCAGGCATTCCCGCAACCATTGGAGTAGAGCCAAAAACCATATGAGCCATAATATGCGCTTCATGCTCCTGCCCCTCAAACGCCCGCACTGGCACCATGTCCAGTGAGTCGATGTTCTCCTGGGCCGGATCCTTGGGTGTGGGCTCCTCGTCAGGAATACTCTTCATAACCCTGTCTATGTCTTTTACACCCAGAGCCTCATACATGTCCTTGTACACTTCATACATGTTGTGCAACTCAGGAGCCGCACCAGCCAACTGCAACTTGGTCTGCGCCAAAGCAATCCGCTGCGCCTGACTGAACATGTTGGGGTCCGATACCGGAATTACGTCGATCTTGTCGTCAAAGTCGGTTGCCATGACAGCAGACTCTGCACCCTCTACCGAATACGGGTACTCCTGTGGCAAGCTCTCTGACATCACCCGTGCCAGCATCTTGAACTCCATACGCATGGCGTAATGAAGCCGCTTGTGCACCGCACTCATTACACGAGAGCCCTGCTCCAGCATCGCAATGGTCGTCCCCACCGCCGCCTGCTGGTCCCCATCACCCACCTTCAGGTCCGTGATCGTCGCAAACCGCTGCCCGGCCTGTACTACAAAGCCCAACAAGTTAAACAACGTCTGATCCGGCCCCTTAAACGGCAAAGGCATCAAACTATCGCGAATAGCACCGCCCGGAGCGTCTACATCCCTAAATTCACCCGGCTGCAACGGATCATCGTCGTCCCTGATCCGTAGTCCGCGGGCCTTGAAGCCTGCTGGCAAGTTAGAAAGCGTACCAGCGTCAATTAACTGCCGAAGTGCAGCCGTAGCGGTGCGCGAAAGGCCCCCAATCGTGTGAATAAGCCCCAAACCATAAAAACCAAAGCCCGGAAGGAACTTATAATGCACAAAATACTGTATTTTCTTCTTGTTTTCGTCATCCTCAAGGTAATTACGACGAATTGACAACACCTGACCGTTGTCCTGACTAATAGTCACTACATATGGTATCTTGATACCGGTCTCTTCACCCTCATCGTCCGTGTCCTCGTATCCCTCAAGGTCCAAATCAACGTGACACTCTAAAATCGTGCAGTCATAATCAATCTGAGAAGGCGTAACACCGTCAATACGCTGGATTTCGTCGTCCACGGACCCCGATTCGCCCTGCGAAGGCAGTACCGGGATGTCCAAATAGAACCCGGAGACCTGTTTCTTCCGCAAATCGTTCAACGACATGCGAAGAACCTGCGTTATGTTAGGACAAGTATCCAAATCTGACGTTTCATACGGCACAACAAGGTGCTCAGCCGGTATGAATTTGCTAACAGCCCGGCCCCGTGTTTCGTCATAGTAAACTTTTTTGAACGTAGACCCCGCCAACGGCAGGAAAAACAACATTTGGTCAAGTTCAGGAGTATATTCTTCCATTACATTAGTAATGTAATAGTTCATAAACTGCTTTACGCGAATGGCCTGCTGTTCTTTTTCCCTTGTTTCTGCTCCCAAGACAGCAGTTCGCACGGGGCCCGAAGCTGGCAACAACTCGTTAAACGCTTGTGCTTGGAATTGTGTAGCAGCCTCTGCGAGCAAGGGATGCGTAACCCCCGAGGCTCCTCTGAACGGCTGCGCTCTCTCTTCATAGGAAAAGCCAAGAAGCTCCAAACCGTTGGCGTAAGCATCTTCCCACTCCTGTCTGCCTGACTTGTTGGCATCAAACTCCGACATCAACTCGCCAGCTATGCGAGACAACTCACGGTCAGGCATCTCCTCGGCAATGTTCATGTAAAAATCGTCACCGTCGCCGCGCTGGTCCTGTGGATCAAAGTCAATGGTAACCCCGCCGTCTTCATCCGGGGTCATCTCAATGTCCATGCCCTCCGCCATGCCCTCAAAAGCCACGACGTTGTCGTCCATGCTGCCCGGAACCTCAAGCTCTACCTCGGCAGCGAGATCCTCCATGTCCAACTGAGACGGGACATTGTCCATCATTCCTGCAATCGGTTTACGTGCCATTTAGCGTCTCCCTAGTCCCTGCTCTGATACCGGTTGATATCAAAATACACATACTTATCTCTCGGGAAATAGACATCAATGCCGCCCTTCGGAGACATAAACTTACGCTCGCCCGGCTCACGGCCCAAGATTATATCCAACTGATCAAACACTTCTTTGTCTACCGCAGCCGCAATCTGTTGAGGACTTGCGTCTACTCCAGCCTTCTTCAAAAGCTTGGCCCCAAAAGCATTATTGCGGTTGTCCATTACAACATCCGCATCCGTGGCTGTACCTAAAATGGGCATTCGACGGTCAAACACCTCTTGTATGCCGCCTAACTTGACCGCCGTTTCCGGCCCAAGCTGCTGTGCCAAACGAGCCGTCATCAACGCATGAGCCCTCGCGTCCTCTAGCTCTTGATATGTCGGCATGTCATGCCGGGGGCGCTCAGCCCGCATCGCCTCAGTCGTGTTATAAAAGTCATCCCGAGCAACTTCCGGGTAGCCATACTTGTCCTCTAATACCTGCTCAAATGTCGGGGACCCTTCGGCATAATACATCTCAGAACCCAAACTGCCCTCGCGCCCCGACTCGCGGACAAAGCCCTGTTCTTCTGCATTAGGTAAGTCGATTCGCGGATCAAGAAGAGCAGACATGATGCCTACCTCTTCGACCGAGCCGCCCTCCTCCATAGCAATTTGGGGGCCAGCAAAATCAAAAATATTCTCCAACGTGGGCTCTTCTCCGGTCTCACGCGCTATTCTACCAGCATCACGAATACGGCTATCTAACCTACGGTTAAAACGACGCTTACGTTCTAACGCCGTGTCTCCCTCACGTGTTCGTTCCTGCATAACACGCAAAGCCGTGGCCGGATTATCATAGCCGGTAAGAGGCTCTGCCAAAGTGCTGTCAGGCATTTCGTAAATGTCCACACGATCTGGGCCATACATGTCCGCTATATAGCCCGGATCAAAATATGCGGACTCTCCGCCGGGAGGGGGCTGACCTTCTTCATACACCGGGCCGGGGAACCTTTGACCAAACATGAACTCGTTCATCGTCATACCCGGTGCGCCAGCCCCCAAGTCTACTACTGTATCCGCCATTAGTAATACGCCCTCACCTGTACGTTCGCTTCCTCATCGTCCCAATCGTCACTAGGCAACTGAACAAAGTTGCCCTGCCGATAACGCATCAAAGCCTGTGTCATACTATCGACCAAGTCATCATGCTCCCCGTTAGGAAAAGCCGCCACCTCCTCTATCAACTCCTCAGAAAAGGTGGTGTCGGGGGCCCAAACCATACCAGCCTCAACTAAAGGCGAAACAGAGTGAACTCTCGTCACCTTATCATTACCCTTGCTCGGCGTAAAGTTAACAACGGGTATTCCCATGTTCCGTAATTC